GCAGCACAAGCAGCTGGTAAAGCAGCAGTAGGAGCAGCAGGAGCAGCAGCGTCTGCAACTGGTAAAGGAATCAAAGATGCTGCAACCAAGACAGGTAAAGCTGCGGGTAAAGGTCTAAAAAATGTAGGTAAGGGACTACGAGATTTTATAAAAGATAGGGCAAAAGTTGCTAAAGGAATTGGTAAGAAAAGTCCAATTAGTAAAGGTGATAAAGATGAGACGGATAGTGCAACAGGTAAACCAAATATATCACCAAAAGCAGAACCACAGCAGAATCTTGTACCAGATCCAGTAGCAGCAATGGGTGTGGATCCTAAAACTGGAGAGTATTTGACAAGAGAAGAAAGGATAAAACAATTTAAAGAACGTAGAGCAAAGAGGGCAATGGGTATAGATCCTGATCTACCAGAGGCAGGAGATATACAAAAGGTAGACAAACTAGAAGATGCAGGAATAGGTGAAGAACAGGTCAAAGAAGGTGTTAAGAAAGACCTAGAAGACAATCTTGAAATAGATCCTAAGATGAAGAAGGCATTTATGGATGCATTAGCACTCCCTGCTAAATCTGCTGCTGTTGCAATGATAGATTTATTAGAGAAAATCCCTGCACCAAGTAAGGAAGCATCTAAGATATTGAACAGAAATATATCTAAAGTATCTCAGTCATTCAAGTTAGGTGCTGCTAGTGCCGAGGTTGCTAACGATGAGGAAGATAATGATAAAAAAGACGGTGAAAAACCAACAAGTTTAATTGGTGCATTATTGAGTAAAGCAATTAATTTTGTTAGAGGAAAATCAGGTGGAAGTGATGATTCTGGAGGACAGGGAGAGGTTACTGGTGGTCAACCTATGTTACCTCCAGCTCAAGCGGGTGATCCTACATTTGGAAGACGTGCACCATACACAGGAACTGCTGACGGTATAGGACTTGGAGATGGTACTAAAGGAAGCAGAGCAATGCAACCTATCAAGAAACGCAAGAGTCTTGCTAGGAAATTGTTTAATTTAACACCCATGGGCATGGCGTTTAATGCAGGAAGTAAATTGTTTAAGGGCGTCAAAAATATTGCAAACAGTAAGACACTTAAAAATATTAAAAATGTAGCTGGTAAAGCAATAGGCATGACTCCTGTGGGTATGATGGCGAAATTTATGATGAAAAATAATCCCATAATGAAAAGAATCTTTAACAAAGAGCAAACTACAAACTTAACAGAACTTACAGATAAAACAATACAAGAAAATAGAGAGAGTGCTGATGCTAAGACCAAAAAAGACATCGCACTTGCTGCAGGAACAGGAGATGCAATGGCATCTGGATCACCAAGTGCACCTTCATATCAACAAGAAGGTGGAGAGGGTGCTTTACCAAAAATTAAAGAGTCACCTTACCATAAACTTTATAACACAACTTCGCAATTCTAATGTCAGTCAATACACAGTCAAATTTCCAATTAATTAGATTCCTTATTGCGGATTATCCTCCAATAACGGTCAATCAAGTGTTGTATGTAAAATACACTGAGGATATAAGAGCTGCTTCCATGAAAATGGAGGTACAACTTACTGATAGTGAGACTGGTTTCTTATCAGAGTTGACTGGTATGGAAAATGTTTTTATACAAATTGGTGATAGCGAAGGTAAAACTGAAATTGGCGGTGATTTTGTAATATATGATATACAAGATAGAAAGAATATAGGAGGAAAGTCCTCTGCTGTAATAATGCTTTGCACTGCAGATTTTTTAAACAATGCTGCTAATAAAATATCACGTAGGTTTGGTAAAGGTGAAGGGAAGAAAATACATGACATTGTAAAGAAAGAAATATTGAGAGATCTTATAGGAGTTCAAGAAGAAAAGTTAGTTAATTTTGAACCATGTGTCAACAATTTTTCATTCGTATCTCCATACTGGAATCCATTTACTGCAATCAGATGGTTAGCTGCTAAAGCGATACCAGAATTTAAAGGTTCTGGTAAAAATGCTACTGCAGGATATGCTTTTTATCAGACAAGATCTGGATATAATTTTGTCTCTTATGATTCATTTGCTAGGGAAGAACCAGTTACAAGGATGGTGGTAGGACATGAACCAGACGATTTAGAAGAAGAGGAAGATAAAGGCATCACTCCTGTTGATAAAGTGACGATAGAAAGTTCAGTTGATTTATTAAAAGGTTTAAATTTAGGTTCTTACTCTAGTAATGTAATGACAATAGATTTAAAAGACATGAGTTTTATCGAGCATCCTTTTAACATCAATAAATATTACGATGAGGTTCAAACCATGAACTCTGGTGAGACACCAGAATTCTACAGTGGGTTTGATAACAATTTAACATTTACTAGAATTATGTCTAAGGTTACAGACTCTGCCTTGTTTACCGAAGGGACATATACACAGGGATTTACAAAACAACTTTCACAATCCAGTTTAAGGGAAAAATTATTTTACAGTAAAAAAGTCATAGTAGAGTTAGTGGCAGATTACTCATTAGAAATAGGTGAAGTTGTACAGTTAGATGTTTACAAAGGTAGTAGAGAAAGAGAACAAGATTTTGCAAATTCTGGAAGATACGTTATTGGCAAGGTTGAGAGAACATTTAAGACTAGTCAAGATAAAATGACAACTAAGATTACTTTATTTACTGACTCCGATGGAGTTGAACCATGAACGAAAACATCGCTAATTTTATAGGTAGAGAAGGGTTCAATTGGTGGATTGGACAGGTGGAAAATGATGGGCATCAATATTGGAATGCCGATTTAGATGGTGGTGCGGGTGATTTTGATTATTCTGATTGGGACTGGACTAATAAAGTAAAAGTTAGAATTATAGGATATCATAGTCCCAATAGAAAGGAGTTACCCACGAAAGATTTACCATGGGCACAGGTGTTAATGCCACCGATATATTCTATGCGTTCTGGTATTGGTTCTGTGCATCAATTGCAACTTAATAGTTGGGTTGTTGGTTTCTTTATGGATGGTACATCAGCACAGATTCCTGTTGTTATGGGAACTATCAGCGATGAAAATCCAACAAGTAGTTATGGTGTGCAAGGTGGAGAACCACGTGGATTTGCAAGAGTGGCAGCAACTGATTATAAATTTCCAGATCACAATACCGATGGTAGTTCTGCACCAAACACAGGAAGCACTGTCGAGAAAAATGAAGAGACTGGTGTAGACCAAGCTGCATCTAACAATGAAGGGCATAAAAATGCTGAAGGTGAGACAAGTAGTAAAAATGAACGTGGTGCTGCAGAGGGTCAAAGTCAAAAACAACAACTAGCAACAGAAAAACAAAAAGTTACAGTTCAAGTTGGTAATGGTAAATGTGGATCAGAGACTGCAACAAAATTAGAAGGTCCTCTTGCTGAGTTTATGAAATTTGCTCGTGGCGTAGAGAAAAATGATGTAGATCAATTTATCAATAAATTAGATGGTGCTGTTGTAGATATGGATTATGAAATCAATATCATGTCACAACGCATACAAAAAAAGTTAACTGGATTGACTGCTAACATTAAGGGCGTAGTCATGGAGGAGACTAACAAACTTGTGCAAGATGGTTTAAATCAATTAAGCATACCAGATCCAGAGTTAGATGTTGCAGTACGAGATCAATTAAAAAATGTTGGTGATCTTGTATCATGTTTGTTCAAACAAATGATAGGAGAATTAGGTGATTTTATTAAGGGCATGCTTAGTGATCTAGTAGAAAATGTATTAGATACTGCACTATGCCTTGTGCAGAACTTATTAGGCGACATCATGAAAAAATTGATGGATAGTATACAAGGTGCATTAGGAATATTAAAAGGTATTACAGGTGCTATCAAAGGAGCAGCACAAAAAATACAAAACTTACTTAATAAAGTTGGAGATTTTATAGATTTATTTTGCGATGGTGCTCTATCATGTGCTATTGGTGCATCTGTATTTGAAACTGGCGTTGGTGGAAAACCAAAAGGTAATGATGCAACACAAAAACAAATAGATCAATATAAAGTAAAACCTCCCAACTCTGTAACAGTCATTGGTAATGGTAAACCTAAAAAAGGATATGTACCAGTGGTTGATCGTAATGGAGTCAAAAAAATATTTAATGCAAATAACGGATCTCTGGTTGACCTCACTAGTGCAGCTGGTGTTGCTACTGGTTTATCAATTAAGGATTTCGACACACGAGGACCTCTTGAAAAATTTGAAGGTCTTAATTTCTATGATTCAAGTGGTAATATAGCATCATCAGCAGTCAATTGCTCTAACAGCATCTTAAATAAAAAACCATGCTTCCCAGAAATGGTTTGGGACAACCTACAGTCAACTAGCATAGTCAAAGCATTACCTATTATAGATGATATAGGACAAATACTTGGTGTCTTTATGCAGAAGAAAGGATCAAATGTTGGTTTGGAGGCAACAGTAAAAGCACAGTTTACATGTAACGAACCAGAGGGAGGAGGTGCTCAATTTAAACCTAATATTGTAGATGGTATAATTGATTCAGTTGAGGTTATAAAACCAGGCATAGGATATGGATTCGATCCTGCTGATACATTTTGTCCTAAAGAACAATATGGTGTGTTAGTTCCTAAAGTTGGATTACAACAACATGTCAATGATGGTGAGTACATTGAACAGAATACTAATGGAAATCCTGATATCTTACAAGTAGTAGATACAGATTATAACGATGATAGTATGTTGCTTGCAACTATTAATCCAGATGATAATTCAAATATTACGGTGGGATTACCACTAAGAACTAAATCTGGTCATGAGTTTACTTTGAATTTTACCAGTAAATTTGCAACATTAGTAATACCACAAAATGCAAAAGCGTTGTATGCTAAATGTGGTGACATCATTCCTAAATTAGACAATGTTAATGTAGTTAATGTTGGAAACAATTATAAAGATCCAGTAATTACTATCGGAGTTGGTGAAAAGAAAAAACAAATAGGAACTGCTATAACAGACTCTGAAGGTAAAATTATAAAGGTAAATTTAACTGAGTCGGTATTGGGATTTGTTAAACCAGTTATAGAAGACTCTCAAGGAACTGGTGCAAAATTAAGTGTTGTATACGCATATACAAGTCCTAGAGAACTTAAGGAGAATAATTTGTTGCCACTCACACAATATATTGACTGTGTAGGGCATCCTATGATAAAATCTGCTATAGAAGATGAAGAAAACGAGTTTGCTGATACTGGGTTTAACTTAGTAAATAGTCAAGTAGATGATTCTACTCTTTTAAACACCACCGATGCTGTTGAGTCTGCTCCCACTGTTGCAGATCCTGTGTCAACTCCTGTAAATCCATCCACACCAACAACAGAGACACCAAGTGCACCTTCTACTCCATCAACTCCTACACCACCATCAACACCACCAGCTCAGAATAATCCACCACAGCAGGGAGGATATGGAGGTTACTAATGTCTGATATTAATCCATTCACAGGTGGGACTAACAATCCTAACGAAGCACCTGATACAAAAATAACATATCCATATAACTGGGTACAAGCAACATCTGCGGGTCATATGTTCGAGATGAACAATACCGAGGATGGA